ATTGTGCGAAGCAGATTCTTTGTGGGTATCACAAACTATCATGGGCCAAATGAACGCTATCAACGTAGCTCTTGACAAGCAAATGCTCGCACTTCAATCTACTAACTTCGGTAACTTCGCTGATGGTACTGCTTTGAAGAGTGTAAAGTTGTTCGAGGACACTACAAACGCTTCACGCGCTATTGCAACTGCTCAAATCCGTCACCAGTATGATTTGGTTGGTTCATCAGGTTCTCCAATGATGATTGGTGGTGGTAACTTGGATTTGTTTGCTAAGGTAAATCAAATCGCTTGTTGCAATTCAAACACGGGCACTGACCTTGCTCGTTGGACTGACTACATGTACTTCAATGACCGTTTTGCTGAGTCTGTACTTGGCGCAGGAAACTTCGCTGTACTTGCTCCAGGTGCTGTTCAATTGATTACTTGGAATCGTTATGTAGGTGACTACGCTAAGCGCAATGATGTGTTTGAACACGGTACTATCACCGACCCATTCACAGGCTTGACTTACGACTTGAAAGTACACTATGATGACTGTGCTGACCGTTGGACTATCAAGCTCCAATTGCATTGGACTATGTTCTTCTTGCCAACTAATGCTTTTGCTGCGGGTGATGATAATTCAGGTGTAAACTACACGTTCAACTTCGAAGATTGCTCAACAATCGTAGGTTGCGAACCATAATTTGTTAAACTCTAAAATACATTAAATAAAATGGCACTTTGTCCTTCAACATGCGCTCCTGCGCTACCGGAATCAATCACGGGTGGTTGTGGTATTACCGTTCGTAACGGTGGTATCTCTAAAATCGTATTCGTGAAGTGTGATTATGAATTTGAAGATTACTCTGATCGTGCAGAATGGGAAGCAGCAGTAAACCACACTACTGGTGGTCAACCTGATCCTATTGTTGTGTTCTCAGGTCTTTTGCTTGCTCAAAAGCCAAAAGGTTCGTTCACTAAGAAGCGTATTTCATCATGCGCTCCTGAACAGCTCGTTGGTAAAGAGAACCAAATTACCTTCCAGGATTACAATAGCGATCCGCTCCTTTGTAAAGACATTGAGTTTTGGAATACAATTGTAAATCAGTCTTCATCTTATCAGATGGGTTATTACACTTGTGATGGCTACTTCTATGGTTTGGTTGAAGAGTTCTCAATCGAGGTAGACCAAGTAATTGAAGACAATACAACTGGTAACATCTTTTTTGATGGCACTATTTCATGGTTGGATTTGAACATGCTTTGCGGTGTTCAAGTTGACCTGAATGGTCTCTAATAGTTGTTTGAGTTTTGGTTTAAAAGGCGGGTGTAACAACCCGCTTTTTTTATATCTTTGAAAAAAAAGACTATGGCTCTTTCTTTTAGTAATTGTTTGACTCCGCAACCAGGAGTAAACGAAATGTATGGTAATTGTTGCTGTGATTTGCAATGCCTTGTAACTACTGATTCGGCTACCACTATTGATGATATTGTTTCATTTTTTGGTATGGAATCTTTTATCTTGTCAAGCATAAAGCCTTACGACATGAGCAGCAATATTTTAACTCCTCCTTTTTCGTTAAATGCAAATGACACATTTTATTTAGAAATGACTATTTGCGCACCTGAAGCGGGAAATTCTGACCAACTTGATTTGAATTTTATATTTGGAGAGGGTGGTTCTCAAAAGATTTCTTTTGACTTTCAATCTATTGATTTATCTACGAGCGTGTCTCCATCATCTTTTAGTTTTGGAAACACGGTTGTTAACTCAACAAAGACACTTGGATTTCAAATACAAAGCCCTGCACTTTGTTGCCAAGTGTTTAATATCTCAACAGACTGTCCTGATGTAATCATCACCCCACCAAGTGTTTATCTTTGTACTGGAGAAAAGGACAGCAGCCTAAAAATTGATTGGACTCCTCTTGCACTTGGCGCATTGTCGTGTATAGTTACCGTTTCTAATGATTGTCAAACATACGATTTCCCTGTTACAGGAAACGCAATCAATCCCCCAAGCGGAGGTGGAGAAAGAATTGAGCAAAAGAATAAGGTTGACCAAACCACACGAGTTGAGGCTTGTTCGCCACGCTCAGCAAATAATCGCTGTCAAACAGCTCAGTCTATGCAAACAGCAATAAGAACTAATGCAAGAAGATTTGGTAAACGATAAAAAATAACAACATGATTCAATTTGAACACAAATTAGATGGAGTAGATGGCGATATTACTTTAGCTATTAAAAAACTTTGGCGCAATGCATCTCCACATATTATTCAAATACTTGCCGGAAAATGCACAGATGAAGAAGCAAAACACATAACAGTTCAAGGTGGAAAGTTAGAGGACGTAAACCACGCAAGAGCATTAGCCAATCTTTTTCCTATTTCAGCTAAATCCAATCGCAAAATAGCTAAACCAAAATTCGCTGAATATCTTAAAAAAGGAGAAGGAGCATTATTTGTAATCACTTCTAATGGATTTAGGCATAAAAATGACACTAAATTCAAAGTTCTTTTAGACTGGGTGCTTGAAGAAGTTCCAACTGTATCTTTGGAAGTAGTTGAGAATGAAAAACACGCTACTTTCTTTTTCCATATCAAAAAGAAGAAGGAGAAGGAGGAGGTTGTTGAAGAACCGCAAATACAAGAGCCTGAATCAAATGAAGGAGCTTAAATATCTTATCATTCATTGCACTGCTACACGTGAATGGCAAAACATAACTGCTGATAGCATTAAAGCTTGGCATACTTCTGCACCACCTGCGGGCAGAGGATGGAGTAAGGTTGGATATTCCGACCTTATTTTGCTTGATGGAGACCGTCATCAGTTTGTCCATCACGATGGAGATAAGTTCATTGAATCAAATGAGATAACCAATGGAGTAAAAGGCATGAATTCTATTTCACGCCATGTTTGCTATGTTGGTGGATTGGCTTCTGATGGCAAAAAGGCTAAAAACACACTCAATAATGCGCAGAGTCAAGCTCTTGAGGCAATTATTCGTGAGGTTATTGCTTATAAACCTGATATTTTGATTGCCGGACATAATCAATTCGATAATAAGGCTTGCCCATCGTTCTTTGTACCAACATATCTTAGAATGATCGGCATTCCTGAGAAAAATATTTACACTAAAGACCCATACGGATATGCTACCAAGTTGTCTTGATAATTTTATTGGCGTCAAATGCCTTTCCTCTAATCCAAAGAGCGGATTATGGATAAATGACCTTGAAGGAATCAATATTCGCATGGCAGCAGATATTGCCGATAGCGGGTATATGAGTGGCCTGCAACTTCTTGAGCAGAAGATAAATTTTGCATCTCAGCTTGTAATGCAGGAACTAAGTGGATTTGTATTGCCTTATTTTAGAGTAAACAGCATCATTGATGAGATGTTAGTTGGTGACTTCAACTCAAACTATCTTGCTCCATCCTCTAATGACAGAGGAATAAAGGCAATAGTCAAGAATACACGCATGATGCGGATATTTGTAGGCGAGGTTAAAATCAGAATCCAACAGGCTAATTCAACGCATTCTTTTCAGATTGTAGATGGATTTAACTCTACTTCTTTTAGCTTCGATACAGACGCCAACGGAGAGGCAAGTGTATTTGCCAATTATATATCTTCCAATCGCGAGATTTATATTCTTATGGATAACACGTCTATCAATCCTGCCGATACGGATGTAAAATCAGGTTGTAGTTGTTCTTCAAAGTCTTCTCAGTTTATGCTTGTCAACGGATGGAATGGTTCAGGAGTTGGAAACAATTCTTACGGAATCAAGGCTCAATTGACTGCTGAATGCAAGATTGATGAGATGATTTGCATTATTGCACAACACTTACGCTTCCCTATTCTGTACAAATCAGGACTTGAGATTGTAAAAGAGGCAAAAGCCACAGACCGCTTGAATAGCGTAACCTTGCTTGACAATGACAAGATAAACTTTTTGTATGAGGAGTTTACCAATCAGTACAACAATCACATGAAGCTGGTCGTTAATCAATTACCGGAATTGATGAAACGAATTGACGATATCTGCGTAATATGTAATCAATCGAGATATGTTTACGGAAACCCATAAAAACAAAGCCCCACTTATTAGTGAGGCAATGTTGGCCATGAGTTTACCACCGTTTTTCGCTTATTATGGGCAAATATATATAAAACAAAGCCCCACTCGTTAGTGGGGCGATGTAAAATTTAACCCTATATCTATGATTGGAAAGAGCAAATATAAACCAATAAAATAAAAAGTCAAATGAACGACAACTTTAAAGCTTGCGGAGCATGTGGAAAGCCATCACGTCCTGCTGCACGTCCTGCCGCATCACGACCACGACCACGACCAACATCACGACCTAAATAAGAACATTTTTGAGGCTCAAGTCGTATATAAACACTGCATTGCAAGAAGACATGAAATCAATTGCAATAGAAGTTTTATGCTTGAATTTCAAAAAACATGTTCTATTGATAAGCGTTTTAGGTGGATTCTCAATTGGTGCTTTCACTGGGTTTGTAGAGGATTGGATCTTCTCTCCGGCAGCATCATTGTTCGCCTTGCTTGCGTTAATTGTAGCTGACCACATTGCTTCACTCGTTGTAGCATGGAAAAGGGATGCGGTTGACACAAGGAAGGCAATATCCGTCTTTTGGAAACTTTTATCACATGTTGGGCTTTTAATGTTTGCTAATAACCTTGCTAAGGGCAGCGTATTTTTAGGATGGATGAATGAGGGTATCTTTGTTCCAATTGTCCTTGTAAATATGCTTTCTTTGATTAAGAACCTATCACTACTTGGATATATCAAGAGGGATTTTGCTAAATGGATTGACAAAAAAATTGATACTTACAAAAATGAGGACATATCTTCTCCTTCAAACAGTAATGGTGATAGTGTTTCTTAGTTCTTGCATGACCGCTGAACAATGCGCTGAGAGATACCCCGCCCAAACTGAAGTAAAGACCTACTATAAAGACACGGTTATCGTGACTCAGACACGAACTTTTGATACCCTTGTGCAATATAAGCGGCTTGATACCCTAATCATCCACGACCATCAGACAGACATCAGGACGGAGCTTATGTTTCTTCCT